TGCGTCCCGTCGTCCAGGCGAACCGGCTTGGCCATGTCCGTGGCGATGCAGTTGCCGTTCTCGGCGTCGAAGATGGAGCTGTCCGCTGGCCCGGGCTTCACCCGGCCATGGATGCCCCAGCGCACCTCCCGGTCGACGATGCCCTTGGCGATGTCGGTGGCGAGCAGGCGCAGCCCCTCGTTCGGGCGCCCGCGCCAGCCGTACCACTCTGCGATGCGGAACAGGTCGCCGCGCACCGTGGAGCGGACCGAGCCGTCGGGCATGACCACGTCCGAGCCGTCGCTCTCCGCCCACCAGCCGACGCTGAAGGGCTTGGAGCTGCCCCAGTCGAACGAGCGGTCGATCTTCCAGGAGCTGGGGATCGTGAACGGGGCGACCACGTTGACCTTCTCGTCCCACACGTCGTCGAACATGCCGCCTGCCACGATGTCCCAGCTGCCCTCCAGCCAGGCACGCCGCTCCGCCTCGTTACGCGCCGAGGCGCGGATGCGGTCGATGTAGTCGGGGTCAGCGTCCAGCAGCAGCCGGTTCTCATGGATCGAGCCGTGGATGGCGACCCGGGGCGGCTCGGGCTTCCCGTCGTCGTCAAGGCTGTCCAGGATCGGGATGCTCCGGTAGCCGGGAAGCCGGAAGCGGAACTTCACCCAGTTGTGGCCCGGGCCATAGGGGTTGGTCGTGGAGCGATAGCGGCGGGGCACGTTCGGATTGGACGAGCGGCAGGTGGACATCATCCGCAAGTACCCGGTCGGGTCCGGCCAGTTGCAGAGCTCCTCCCAGCCGATCCAGGGATACTCGTGACCGTGGAAATTCCAGTAGTCGTCGGGACGCTGGAATTGCCGCAGCAGCAGCATTTCGCCAGTCGGCCAGTGCCAGAAGTGCTGAGACTCGTTATACTTGGCCTGCGGCCAGATCTTCCAGAACCACTTCTTGGTCTTCGAGATAACGTCGGACAGCTGCGGGAACGTCTGGCGGAACAAGATGCCCTTCCAAGCTGACCCATAGCCCAGGCCAACGAACTGGCCGAAGTCCATGAGGAGGGCGTCTGTCTTGCCTGGGCCGCGCGTCCCCTCGTACAGGACCTCGAACAGCGGGCAGGCCATGAACGCCTCCTGGCTGCCGGGCTGCGGCGACCAGGTGACGTCCAGCGGCCTTACAGGCGTACCATCAGGCTTGATCAGGCTTGTCACTGCGATGCTTCCTAACGAACTCATCCACCTCGTTGGCGAGGTGGCGCTTGGTCCAGCGGATGGTGGTGTGGGCGCGAAGCTCCTCCAGCAGCTCCAGGGCGCGCTCTAAGCTGGCGCGCTCGGGGCTCACTGAGCCTGCTCCTCTGCCTCGTCCTCGCCGCGCTTCTTGGCGAACTTCTCAGTCCACTCAGCGGGCGTCATCTGGGAAGGAGCAACCAGGACACCACCGTTGACCGTCATGTCAACCTCGGTCTTGTCCTTGTACTCCGGCTCCATCCGCTTCAGCTCCATCGCGATGAGGTTCGTCGGGTACGTGACCTTGTGGGCGATCACCTCGTCCTTATCCGGCCCGCCGACAATCGGCTCCTCGACGCCCTTCAGGCACAGCCTGCGGTGGTGGGCGACGATATTGTCCGCGTACTGCGCCTTGGCTTCCTGGAACGCCTGCATGAACTCAGGGTCGTTGTCCAGGTGCCCGCCGACCGTCGTAACGTGAACGCCCGCCGCGTTGGCCGCATGCCACATGAGCCCATGCTCGGCAAAGTCGTCCAGGAACCGCTGCTTGGCGTCGTCGTCGAACTTGAGGCGGCTCTCCTGCATCTTGCGGCGCCAGGTCGCCTGGTTGACGTTGCGCGGCCCACGCCCGCCCGTCGTCGACTTGCGCTTCTTGCCTGCCTTGGTGTCCTTGCCCTCAGGGAGGTTCGGCTTCTTGCCTGCCACTGTCAGTCTCCTCTGGTCCCATGACCGTGTCATACCGCGCCCATGCGCGATGATCGTCAGTATATGTGACTGAGAGAGGCGAGACAAGCCCAGGGCAGCGAAGCACCAGCAACTCGACTAACTCGAGGTAGCCGTTTGCCTTCTGCAGACGTCAAGTCGGCTAAGTTCCTCTGTCTGCAACCCTAACTTGACTCCCTCTACTTTCTTAAGAAGAAGAAAGAGTAATAGGGTTTGGCAGAGGACCCCAGCGAATACAAAACCACTCAAGGTCGTCGAGGAAGTCGAGTTTAGCCCGTTTTCCCCTGGGCAACCAGGAACTTAACCCCGCTCGACCTCCTGGGCTGGGCCCAACCAAGTCGAGCGGGGCGACCTAAGTCGAGTGCTCTATCTGTCAAGAATTACCGCTTACCTCTCAATGTTCCTTGGTCGCAGCGGCAGCAAACGAGCGTGTCAATATCTGTCGGATCCTCCTCCTGGTGACAAATCGTGCACCGTAAAGGCTTCCCGCCCGCCTGCCACGCTTGTTCCGCTATGGTTAGGCGCCGGGCCAGCCGCTTCTGCTCGTCTAGATCATAGGGATCTCGCAGCAGGTACGCGAATTCAGCCAGGATGAGACGTAGGAGCGCGCGTAGCATCTTTCTCTCCATGCAGGTTGCAGGCTGGTGACACCAGGAACACGCCACCACGATCCCACGGCAGCCCGTTACCGCCTCGCCAGCCCTCGCCGTGGTGGTTATCAATCACCGAGCATCGGCACCCGAAGGTGAGCGCTGCCTCGCTGCCCGGGTTAGGCGCCCTCACAGCTCGTCCTCCCGCGCGATGCCCAGGAAGTAGCGGGCGGGGATCTCGCCTTTCATGGCGGCGCGTAGGCGCTCCAGGAGCACCCCCAGCTCACTAGGGCTGGCGTTCGGCCCCTTGCGCTCCAGGATGCGGCAGGTGTTGTGCCAGCACTTCTTCTGCGCCGCCTCCTTCAGCGCCGCCTTCTGTTGGTTTCGGTGCGCCCGCGCCTGCTCGTAGGTCACGAGGCGACCGCGAGTGCCGCCGATCTCAACGCCGCTGGGCGTGAACCGCACGTCCTCGTGCTTCCGGAAGCCCACGACGATTTGCCCGGTGGGCGTCACCTTGATCACCGTGCCCCGGAGCACTTTGTCGAACCTTGACATGCTCGGCAGGATCACGTAGGCATCGTCCCCTTCTCTCATGGCATCGCTCCAATCACCAACAGGCCCACGAGGAACGCCACGCAGATCGCCCAGAGCATCGCGTTGCCCTCGTCCTCGTTGAAGCCGTGCACCGCCAATATGAACGCTGCGAAGCCGCTCCCGGTGACCAACAAGAATATGAACACCGCCGCGAACAGGGTCATTTCGCTACTCCTTGAGGAGTCACGTGTTGCACCAGGTAAACCACGCGCTGCCCCGGGTAGGCGTACAGCGGCATCACCCACCAGCCGTTGGGGTCGGCTTTGTGGTTGACATCGTTCATCATCATCATGATCGCTTGCTCAACGTTCATCCGACCAGCTCCTTGTCCCAGACCAGCCGAGTTTCAATCCGCCCCGGGCCAGTGTAGTAGTAGAACACCTTGTAGTTGTAGATCACGCGGTCGTAGGGCAGGCCGTCCATGTCGAACAGCTCCATGGTCCATGTATTGGACAGCCCTCGGTTGCCCCAATACTGACCACCCACGACGCGAGCCAGCGCCCAGGCGTCCTCGTGGTTGATTACCACGAGGTCACCCGGCTTGGCGGTAATGTTGGCGCGCGGGCCAACGTAGGCTTGATTGACTTTGATCATTGGTTCGGTCTCCTTCCCGGAATTTTACCTCGGTCGCAGCCGAGGTTCTGCAGTTGGTGGGCGGCGCCGAGCTGCTTCACCAGCGTGCGGTAGCGGGCGTCGAGCCGCTGCTCCAGCTCGCCCAGGGCCACTCGGCTGTTGGGCGTAGCGTAGACTTCAACGAGGTGAGCGCGGACCTTGCCCAGGACGCCCATGAGCTCGTCGATGGTGTCGATCATGCGCGCGATGTGGCGCGGGTACTGCTGCTGGGCAGCCTCTCCAATCTCAGCTTTGCGCTTCATCACACAACCCTCAATCGCTGATGGAGGCGCGAGAAATCAGCACCACGAAGTACTGACCGTTCCGGGTCTCAATGCTCGCCGACCAATGGGCCCCTGACCCGGCAAAACCGTTGTGGGTTTTGATGGCGTCGCAGAACGCCTGCAGGTTCCGTCGGCAAGCGGTCAGGCTCGCCCCGCCAGCGACCTCCGCCGGGACCGCATAGTAGTTGTAGTCGGCGTAGGGCGCCTGCTCGTAGGCGTAGTGGACCGCGCGGCTCAAGCAGAGCTTGGCCCGGCAGTTTGGGTCAGGGCGGTACTTGCCCCGCGCCAAATCGGTCAGATAGCTCAAGTCCTTAACCTCAGCGACCTTCAGGCCGCGCACCGTCGACTCATGGGCCATCAAATAGGCGGCGATGCCGGCATGGTCAACCGCCGCGAAGGACTCCTGGATCTTCCGGTTGCGCCGCTCCCGGCGCCGCTCCTCCAACAGGTGGCTTACGTCCAGGCGCCAGGTGTGGTCGCAGTCCAGCGCCTCAACGACTTCCATGATGTCAGGATAGTCGACGTACTTCGGCACGCCGCGCCAGTCGTTCTCTTTGGTGGAGCTGCGCAGCTTGGTGGCGTGCGGGCGCAGGTCATGCTTGTCGAATAGGTCGGCGAGTTTCTCAGCCGCCTCCAGGTCGATCACACTTTCACGCGGCTTGCAGTCGTGGTTGCTGAGGTAGTACAGGAACTTAGCCATCGGTGTCTCTCCTTTTCTAAGGTCGCCCGTACCTTCAATATAGCGACGGTGCCAGCAAAAGGCAACCCCGCCTGTGAACAAAGGTTCAAAAGAAATCGGGCCAGGCGTCCCGAAGGGGCCTGGCCCGGTGCCCGCCTAGTGGATCAGCCTGAACCGGCAAGGCGCGGTATTCTCGATCGTGTGGCCGCTGCGGCGGAGATTATCGATCAGGCTCCGCACTTTACGCTCGTCGGTTCGCAGCTTGTTGGAGAGTTGCTGCACCGTAGCACCATGCTTGCGGTTCAGCAGCTTAGTGGCGACAACGCGCCGCTGTTCGGGGTGGTTCATCGGTCACCTCGGTCGTTGGCGATCAGCTTGAAGCGGGTGCGCCCTACATTCTCGATGCTCAACCCCTTGCGGCGCAGGCGATCAATCATGAGGCGGGCGGGACGCTGTTCCATACCCAGCTTGTTGGCCAGGTCATCGACGGTCGCACCGTTCTTGCGGTTCAG